ATGATATGTTTGTAAAAAGATATATTACAGCATTATTTAAAAAGCAATGGGGGTCTAATTTAATAAAATATCAAGGAGTGTCATTACCAGGAGGAATAACATTAGATGGTAGACAATTATACGATGATGCTATAAATGAGATCAGAGAAATAGAAGAACAAGTACAAAGTAAATTTCAGTTACCAATTGACTTTATGGTAGGACCAGGTTAATGCCTACAAATCCTTATTTCAATCATTTTCAAAATACAGCAGAACAAAATTTACATCAAGATTTAATTATCGAATCGATAAAAAATTTTGGAATTGATGTATACTACTTACCTAGAACTTTAGTTAATTTAGATAATTTATATTTAGAAGATACGATATCTTCATTCAGCAATGCACATCTTATTGAAATGTATGTTAAATCGGTTGAAGGTTTTGAAGGTGATGGTGATTTTATTTCTAGATTCGGTTTGGAAATTCGTGATCAAGTTACTTTTTCGGTTGCAAGAAGAAGATGGGATAATTTAGAAATTTTAGATTATGTTCGTCCTAAAGAAGGAGATTTAATATTTTTTCCATTGAATAAAAAATTATATGAAATTAAATTTGTAGAACATGAATCAGTTTTTTATCAATTTGGAAAATTACCCATATATGATTTGACTTGTGAATTATTTCAATATGATGATCAAGCAATTGACACTGGAATTGATGATATTGATAGTATTGAGGAACGATATTCCTATACATTAGAATATAAATATGCCATCGGAAATACTGCAATAATCAGTCCTGTATTAACGGATTATAGTATAACAAGAGTTAATTTTATAGATAAAGGATCCGGCTACTTCAGCATTCCTAATATTTCCATATCAGATCCAGATTTATCTCCAACTGCCGCACAATTAACGCCTGTTATAAACAATAAGAGTTTACAGGAATTAACTGTAACGAATTACGGTGTATACTATACTGAAAATCCTATTATTACCATAAGCAGTCCGGGAGATTCTGTTAATGCTACGGCAACCTCGAACATAACTTCTAATGCAGTTTCTGAGGTTGAAATTGTTAATTCGGGAAGTTTTTATAATGTTACGCCAATAATTACTGTCGATCAACCAACCGCTCCGTATGTTACTGCAACGGCAGTTGCATCTTTATCTACCAATACAATTTCAGGAATATCATATATTTCATCTATTACTATGAATGAAGTTGGAACATATTATACAGATGTTCCTAATGTGACAATAGAGGATACAATATCGTTACCTGATAATTGGACGACAGATAGTAAATTCGGAAATTATTCATATCAATTAGGTAAATCGGATAATTCAGATTTTAATTTAAAACTTTTTAGAAGTGATTATGATTCATCATTAAATTATGGTGGAAGTTTTTCTTTTTGGTTTAAATATGATCAAAATTTACATGTCGATTCTGGTATATCTGATGTTAATATATTTGAGTTTAAAAATAATAGTTTCACACAGAGTGTAATATCTATATTTGATAATACAGGAGTAATTAAATTCACAACTTATGATACATCTTTAACATCATATCATTTTCCTACATGTCCTAGTACAAGTATTTTAGATGGAAACTGGCATTTTTTACAATTCATAAAAAGTCGAAATGGTTTCAGCAGTTCTAATTTAAAAATAATAGTGGATGGTTCTGAAATTGTTAACTATTCAGCACCTTTTAATGGTGTATGGACCGAAGAATGGTTTACAAATTACAATACATCATCAGGTGATGGTGGGATAGTAATAAAAAATGCAACTTCTAAAGGATTTTTAATAGATGATATCTATTATGATGGTGTTAATTTTAGCACATTATCAATTCCAAATACTACTAGAAGTTATCAAATAGATGATGTTGATAATTATAGAATAAATTATGAGGGGTTTGATAAAAAAGAAGCTAGCTTAACACCAGTTGTGAGTAATGGAAGAATTACCTCAATGATTATCGATGATTCTGGAGAATATTATGGAACTGTTCCTGCAATTACTATTGAAACATCAACTGGAACAAAAGCCGATTTCACATCACAGGTTGTTGCCACAATAAACGATGGGTATGTTGATACTATGACTATTGTTGATTCTGGAGATTTTTATCAAAGTATTCCAAATATATCAATCGAATCTCCTACCGGAACTTACGATGATTTTTCAAATATTAATGCAACAGCGACAGCAACATATAATTCAGATAAAGGAATTATTGATAATATTACCATAACAAATTCCGGTAAATTTTATTATACAACTCCTACAGTAACAGTTTCGGATCCAACAGGCATTGCTCAAGATTATAGAGCATCAATGACAGCGAGTTTAAATGCGGACGGATCAATAAAATCAATAGATATTGATGATAGAGGATACGGATATTCAATTACACCTACAATTACAATTGATGCTCCCTTATCAGGAATATCAAAAGGAGATGTTGTTATTGGAAATGATTCGAATGTAAAAGGAGAAGTTTCTTTAAGAGATTCTACAAAAATTCAAATAATTAATTCGGGCGGTTCTTTCAATGATAACGAATTTATTAAGACAAGTACCGGGCATGGATTGAGGGTTTATGATCAATCAGATGATCAAAATTTTATAACAGATAATATGGCACAAAATCAAGAAATAGAAAAAGAAGCAGATTCTATCATAGATTTTTCAGAAACAAATCCTTTTAGTGAATCAAATTATTAAGATTTAGTTGACTCTCCAATTACAGTGATCATTCCATTTACAATTTTTTCAACAGTAATATTATCCGATTGTGTATATTCTACATCATAAATATATAATCCTGGTTCCATAATTGAAGTGTTGCTTGCGGCTGCGGATATTTTAACATTGCTACCACTTATTTCGGTAGTAAATGTTAAAATATGAGAAGAATTTGTAGTGGTGTGATTTTTTCTCATTTGTGAGGCGCATGTACCTGAAGATAATGTTACAGAAAAATCATTCTTATCTTTTGCGGTAAACGTTTTTTCAAACGTTGCCCCTTGATACATTGTTAAATTTTGTCCTTGAGTTTTAATTGATATTGTCATGTAACTATTTATAAAACTAAATAATACAAACATGCAAAAATATGGAGAAAAATGTTAGGTCAAACTTTTTATCATCAAACAATTAGAAAGTATGTTGCATTATTTGGAACTTTGTTTAATGATATCAGTATACAAAAAAGAAATTCTAGTGGCGAATTATTGTCAAAAATAAAAGTCCCTATTGCATATGGACCGAAACAAAAATTTTTGAACAGAATACAAAATGATCCTAATTTAGATCAACAAATATCGATAAAATTACCTAGAATTGGTTTTGAAATGTCTGGAATAAATTATGATCCAGAAAGAAAATTAAATCCTATTGGTAAAATAATAAAAAAAGATTATGATAATGGAAATAAAATTTTAAGAACATTATATAATCCAAATCCTTATACTATTGATTTTAGTTTGTTTGCATTTGTAGATAATGCTGAAGATGGTACACAAATTTTAGAACAAATTTTACCTTATTTTACTCCTGAATTTACTGTTAGTGTTAACATTATAACTGAAATGGGTTTAAAATTAGATGTTCCCATAGTCTTAAATTCGGCATCCGTTGAGGATGATTATTCTGGTGATTTTTTACAAAGAAGAGCAATTATATGGACTCTAGAATTTACTATGAAAGGATTTCTATATCCAGAAGTCAAATCTTCAGATAAAATTATTAAATCCATATCAATTAATTTTAGAAATATGGATCAAGAAACTACTGAAAAATCTATTTTGAATTATTTTAATTTAGAAGAATCGAATAATTATAATAATGTTAAATTTAAGCTAGAAAATGATGATTTATTTTTATTCGAAGATAGTGATGAAAAACTATCTGGAAAAAATATTATAAGTAATATTGATATTGTTCCTTATGGTGAAACAAATGATAAGACGAACAATATTAAAAAATTAACTATTTTTAATCCATCAGCATCATATGATGCTGATACAAATGAATTTGAACAATGAAAATATTTTTATTATTATTTTTAATTTTGTTTTTGTCTGGATGTACAAAAACACCAAAGAAAAAAAATTATCCATGGGATTCATCAATAATACAATATGCAATGATTAGTTGCAATAAAAGCATAAGAGAAGTATATGATAAAAAATTGAAAAATGAAGGTAAAATATGGAGCAATAGTAAATCAATGAAATATTGTAATTGCTCGGTTAATGAATTAAGAACGATGATAAACCATGATGAATTTTTAATTAAAATGCGAGAAAAAAAACTAGGATCTGAATTAAAAAAATCTGGAGATGTTTGTAAATTATTACATGGTAATTGGTATGAGGAAAAATGAAAGATCTTCCAAATAAATTAGACGAACTATTAGATATTTCTAATAATGTGCAGTTGATAAAAGACCCTATAGAGAGAATTGAGGTTAAGACGGATGAACATGATGTGGATAATGATTACAAATATGCCAGAGATAATTATTATAATATAATAGAGCGAGGTCATGATGCCATTGATGAATTGATGCAGGAGGCAAAGGATAGTGGAAATGCTAGAATGTATGAAGTTCTTGGTCAATTAATAAAAACGGTTGGAGAACAAAACCAAAGTTTGTTGAACATGCACAAGCAAATGAAAGACATAAAGCAAGAAGTTAAAAAAGGACCAAACAATGTAACAAATGCTTTGTTCATAGGAAGTACAGCGGAGTTACAGAAAATGCTAAGAGAAAAAGGGAAGTAATGGCATACTTAAAATCAGGTGATTTTAATAAAACTGCGAGTAAAGGTCCATATGCTGGAAAGACAAGAAAAGAAATAATTTTTAACAAAATTGTTGATAAAAAAGAATTTATAATAGGTGAAAATAAAAATGGAACAAAAATTATAGGCATTGAATATTTTTCAAAAAATAATAATGGCTGGGGAGGTACGTTAAAATACATATTGCCTGGACAAAATAAAAATAATAAAAAAAATATTCAAGAAATAGAAATTAAAAACATATTTAAAGATCCTGATTTTGGAGGTGGCGGTGGATCAGGTGCAGGATCTGATGATACGGAAGTTGTT